CCAACGTTTGCGCGTCCGATACACTAGGTAAAATGGAATATGGCAGGACCACCACCAAAACCGTTTGAGATTAGATTAGCCGAGGGGAACCGCTCCAAGGGTAAGATTCCGGTTCCTGAGAACTTTGTTGTTGCTTCGGAAAAACCGCTTGTAAAGCCGAGAAACCTTGATGAGTTTGGCGAAATTGCTTGGGAATCCGTAAGGGCTGGGAACAAGTGCGGCATCATGGGCGCGGAGAGTTTTGCGACTGTTGGGCGTTATTGCCGGGCGTACTCGCGTTGGTGCCGGATGGAGTCGCGGCTCGATGAGGAAGGGTTCACGGTTCCTGGGCGTAGCGGCCAATCCAAACATCCGCTTTTGTGCGAAGCTAACACCCTGCTTAACATTTTATTGAGATATGAGGATTCCTTGGGCTTGACGCCTTCCGGTCGTACGCGGGTTCGCGTTGACAAACCTGACAAGAAGGCGACACCCGGCAAGTCGATCCTTGGCGGTCCGAAGGCTGTAATCAATGCTTGATAAGTCACAGCACTGCGAGATAACCGGGTGCATTGATGCCGCCCATGTTACCGTGCGTTACGGAATGTTGGAACCAATGAGTACCCATACGAATACGCTTTGCAGAAGTCACACAGCGGAATTGTTCGATCGGTATAAGTCGCTATTGGCGGCTGGCCTGGCTCATTGGACGAATGGTGCTCCGGGGGTGCTGATATAGGGGGTGACATGCACTGACCTTAGCCGATGTTCCACGTCCGAGACTTTCACCAAAGTCGTCTTTGCAATACATGCGAAAGGCGGCTCCCGCCCTCGGTATCGACGATTGGAACTACTGGGTCTGTAACAAGTCCGACATACAAGCTCTGCACGAAGGTTGCTACGTCGACAAGGAATTCGGCGAACACGCCTGCCGCTTTTTCACCGAACTACTGGTTCTATCCAAAGACCGTTTCGCAGGTCAACCGTTTCAGCTTCTTGACTGGGAACGCGACGTTCTTGTGCGTGGGTTCTCTTGGCGGAAGCCGGACGGGAACCGGCGTTTCACCGAGTTTGAGATATGGACACCCAAGAAGCAGGGCAAGTCAACCTTTGACGGTGGACTAGCACTTTATCTTACCGTAGCGCTGGGCGTTAAACGGTCGATGGTGTTCATCGCGGCGACCGACAAGGAACAAGCCAAGATCGCTTGGGGCGAAGCGGCGGCGCTGGCTCGTCACGCTTCAGGCGAGCTAGATGGCCGCTGCGACGTCATCGATTCGACGCAGCGGATACTCGACCATTCTACCGGGTCTATCTGCCGGGCGATTAGTAGCGAACACCACCGGCAGCATGGTCACGACGCTACCGCCATTATCTGCGACGAGATACACGCATGGGCGGGCGAGTCCGGTCGGCAGCTTTGGAACACCCTTTGCTATGCCGGTATCGCCAGGTCTCAGCCGTTGATTGTTGTCACTTCCACCGCTGGAATCTTCGACCCTGTCGGCATTGGCTATAAGCGGTATCTGCACGCTTGTGCGGTCCGCGACGGTGCGATTATCGATACGACCGTCTTGCCGGTCATCTACGAAGTCCCGATGGATGATGACTGGGAGGACGAAAAGGCGTGGGTCAAAGCCAATCCCGCAATCGGCGTTATCACCAAACTCGACGAGATGAAGAAGTCTTACGAGTCCGCGAAGAACGACTTACTCGCCCAGAACAATTTCAGGCGGTATCGGCTGAACCAGTGGGTGAGCCAAGAGACTCGCTGGATAGACATGGCGCAATGGCATGAGTGCGAATCAGATTGGGAGTTGGACGCCATACCGGAGGACTACACTTGCTACGGCGGGCTTGACCTTGCCAGCCGGGAAGATACGTCAGCCTTCGCCCTGTTGTTCATCCGGGATACTGATTCGCCGGTCTATGTGATGCCGTATTACTTCATGCCGGACCATAACATACGCGAGCGTTGCAAGCAGGATCAGCTACCGTACGTCGAATGGGCTAACGGCGGATTTATGACGTTGACGCCTGGCGCATCGACTGACTACGAGTTCATCCGCGCGCGAATCCTCCAACTCCACGCGAAGCATAAGATCGCGGTTGTCGGATACGATCCGTGGCAGGCCGAATACCTGACCAGCCGCCTTGAGAATGAAGATGGCGTAACGATGGTTGCGGTCCGGCAAGGATATGCGTCAATGTCCGACCCGTCGAAGGAATTCCACGCGCTTATCTCTGAGGGTAAATTATGTCACAATGGTCATCCGGTACTGACATCACAAGCCAATAACGTGGCGGTCCGGCAAGACCCGAATGGGAATATGATGCCTGACAAGGCGAAGGCTCGCGGGCGTATCGACGGGATAGTTGCGGCGGTTATTGCGTTGCGTGTCGCACACGCTAACGAGATACTCGGCCCTAGTGTATATGAAATGGCTGGTCAATCATGTCTGTAACTTCATTCCTTAAGCGGTTGTCGCCTCGTTTCGGACCGCCACAAATCCAGGAACGAATACCGGTCATATACGGCGGGCATGAGGCGGGCGTTACCGTTTCGCATGAAACCGCAATGACGATAGCGACATATTATCGTTGCGTGCGCGTGATTGCGGACTCTCTCTCGTACATTGACTGGCGTGTCAAGCGAAGGCGTGCGGACGGTGGAGCGGATATTCAACCCAATCATCCTGTCGACTACCTGCTTTACAAGAAGGCAAACCCGTCACTTACGGCGTTCCAGTTTAAGGAATTACTTGTTTCCTGGGCGCTTGTATGGGGTAACGGGTACGCATGGATTGACCGCGGCAAACGTAATGTGGTCGAAGCTCTATGGCCTATCGCTCCGTGGAGAATCAAGATTGACGTATCGACTCAATGGGGCGTCGTCTATGAAATCAAAAGCCGGCTATCGGAACCCATAAGGATACCGGAACGGGATATGTTCCACCTGAAGAACTTAGGTGAGAACGGGTACGAAGGATACTCGGTCGTCACATTGGCGCGACGCAGTTTGGGACTTGCGATTGCGACAGAGGACCACGGCAATAGCCTGTTCGGCAATGCCGCACGTCCGGCTGGTATTCTGGAACATCCCGGCAAGCTGTCGGCAGAAGCGAAGGACTCAATCCGAGACGATTGGAATCGTAGGTTCCAAGGGCCGGGCAAGGCGTGGGGTACGGCGGTATTGCAGGAGGGCATGAAGTTCAACGCGCTATCGATGCACTCAGAGGATGCGCAGTTCCTTGAAACCCGCAAGTTCTCGGTAATCGACATATGCCGCTGGGTTGGCGTTCACCCTTACAAAGCGTACGAGCTGGACGGGATGAAGTATAGCAATACCGAACACGTCAACCGGGATTTCCATTCTGATACCTTGGCACCGTGGGCCAAACGAATTGAGCAGGAAGCGGATGATAAGCTACTTGGGCAAGACGTCACCTTTACAGACTTTGATTTCCGTCAATTGCTTCGCGGAGATATTGCCGCCAGAACGGCGCATTATTCCAGCTTGTTTGATCGTGGCGTGTTCAGCGTAAACGATATCCGAATCAAGGAAGGCGATAACCCGGTAGGCAGCGACGGCGATAAGCGATTCGTCGCTATGAACATGCAGACGCTCGATAAGGCGGGCGAAGAGATAGTGGTTAAGCCTCCGCCACCCGGACAAACTAACGAACCAAACGCCGATGATGAAACCAAGAAAGACGATGCGGTCTCGTCGGACGATGAAGGCCTTGCGGTCATGCGTGGGTTATTGACGGACGGCATGTTGCGAATCATGCGACGTGAGAAGCGATTAGCCGAAGCCGCCCAGAGCAAATACGAAGACCGGCAAGAATACGAATCGGCGGTAATGGTTCACATCGGGAACGATAGCAAGAAGGCGTATGAGGATTTGCGGTCAGCTATTGCGGCGGTCGGCAAGTTCGCGTGCGGCCAGCCGTGGGGATGGTGGGCGGACTTTACCATTAAGGCGTTCTTGCGGGAGCGTGAAACGTCATCGCTTATCTTGTGTGTCGAGGGGTTCGATCAGGGGAACGTAACGGATTATCTGGAACGTCACGAACTTGGACGGGCTAACGTGGCGACCGAGAAGTTATTCAGGGCTTGTATGATCGCGGCCAATTCGGCTCGGTCTCTGGAGAATGGGCATGGGAACTAAACGAACGCTTGGCTTTGCGTTGGCGCGGTCTAATCCGATTGGCGTGGACCGGGAAGCGGGAATCATTCGCGGCATGGTCCTGGCGGAAAGCGGGCCGTTCAAAACTCCCGGTCGCGGCGAATTTGACGCCGCCAGCCTTTCGGCAATCGCTACCCTTATCAATAAGGAGGGTTCGGTCCGTTCGCGGTTCGGACATGCGTCAGCGCTTGACCATGGACCGGGAAAGTTCCTGGGGCGGGTATCGAACGCTCGCGTGGACGGGAACCGGGTTCGCGGCGACTTGACCTTCAGCAGGACCGCGAGCAATTTGCCTGGGAATGGTGACGTTGCCGGTTACATCATGGCTTTAGTAGAGGAAGACCCGGAGCTAGGGATTTCAACTTCGTTGGTTCTGGAGGCTGACGAGGAATTTCGATTGAACAAGGACGGAACACAAAAAGAGGGGAAGAACGGCGAAGTAGCCCCACCGTTGTGGCGGCCATTGCAGATTTTCGCGTCCGATATTGTGGACGAAGGCGACGCCGTACATGCCGGAATTCTCGCCGCGATGGGCAAGCAGCGCGTGGCCCATGAAGCCGACCGGATGCTTGAAGCGGCCATTGGCCTGCTGAAGCGATTCGACGCCAACCTCAAAGTAGACCAATGGGTCAAGTCGGTCCTCGATCGGCAGTACGGCTGCAAGTCGCCAGCCAGTCAAGTAAGAATCGATAAGTACATGCTACAGAAAAAGAAGTTGACTACTGTCACTTCATAGGGTACTATTACCCAGACAACTGAATAGGCGGTGAGTGAACGGCTTTGCAGGCATTGTCCGAACGCACACCGTAACGATCGCTTGCGACGTACAGGTACTGAGACGGCGGTTAATTGGGTTTCCCCTCCGGGGGATTCATGATTAGTCGCCGTCTTTTTTTATGGAGTACGTCATGGCGACACTGGCAGAACTTAATGATCGGCTTATCGAACATGCCGATGGGCAGGCGAAGATTATCGCTTTGTCCGATCAGGAAAAGCGTGACCTTACCAAAGAAGAACAGGAAAGCCTCGATACGCTCCAAGCTGACTACGAGTCAACCGAGCGGCAGATTGACCTGCGCTCGCGGGCGGAAGAGCACAACGACAAGCTAAGCGGCCCCCGTGGCCCAGCGTCAATCGGCATTGAGCCGTTTGGACCGGACGACAACGTACCGGAGGGGTACGACAATCAGGCACCGCTAAGAGCAAAGGGCGGGAGCCTTGCTCGCAGTCCGCGTACGCCGGTTCTGGAACACGCAAGGGCGGTCGACAAAGGACGCCGTGGATTCCAAACCCTTGGCGATTTCGCATCGTCCGTGGCGGCTTACGCACGTCCGGGCGGTCAACAGGATATGCGGTTGCGCCATATGCTGGCCCCGACTACATGGGGTAGCGGCGGCATTGGTGCTGATGGTGGGTTCGCCGTTCCGCCTGATTTCCGATCGGAGATACAGGAAAAGGTAATGGCGGAGGATACCCTTTTCGGCCTCACCGACCGGCTCATTACCTCGTCTAATTCAATCACCGTTCCCGTCGACGAGACTACGCCTTGGCAATCGAGCGGCGGCGTCTTGTCCTATTGGACAGGCGAAGGCTCCGCAATGACGCAATCTAAGCCGTCGCTGCAACAGCGTACGGTGCAATTGCACAAGCTGACTGTGTTGATTCCGGTGACGGAAGAGTTGGTCGGCGACGCGCCGGCGCTCAATACCTACCTCAATCGCAAGGCTCCCCAGAAGATTACTTTTGAGATCGACCGAACGATTATCCGCGGAAGCGGGGCGGGCCAGCCGCTCGGTATCCTGAATTCTCCGGCTTTGATTTCGACGACACGAACCGCCGATGGTAACGCGACAGACCTTGCGGACATCGTGGCGCTTTATAGCCGGGTCTACGCTCCGTACCGTGGCAAGCCAAGCACCGTTTGGCTGATGAATCAAGACGTAGAGCCTTCGATTCTGCAACTCAATTCGTCGACCAGCAATAACGTTTACTTCGGCCAGCCGAACGCTGGCGTACCGGCGGCACCGGGTCAGACGTTGCTTGGTCATCGCATCATCTACACGCAGGCATGTTCTGCGTCGGCCACGGTCGGCGACGTCATCTTTGCGGCGTTGGGTGAGTACATGACGGCGACAAAGGCCGAGGGTGTCCGCACTGACGTGTCGATGCACTTGTTCTTTGACTACGACATGATGGCTTTCCGCTTCATCGTTCGTATCGCGGGTATGCCGTGGCTTTCGACCACGATCAGCCCGTTGAATGGTTCCACCAGTTATTCAGCGTTCGCAACTATTGCGACGTAAGGAGGTTTGTTGATGGCATATCCACAGGGATTGCTTGTTGAGAATTTCAAGTTTGTGACCGGCCTTGCGCCGATTGCGCCGTCTACGTCGACGCCTGACTATGTGTCCATGAAAAATTACGACCGAATGACGATCGTGATTCTTGCGGACAACGCAACAAGTGTTACCGGCTCGGCCATTACGGTCAAGCAGGCGTCAGCGGTTGCGGCGACAGGTGAGAAGGCGCTGGCCTTTACAACGATGTGGAAGAACATTGACACAGGTGCAACTGACACGTTGGTTGAAACTGCGGTCACGTCAAATACGTTCACCACCGACACGACGAACGCTAAAAACCTCATGTATGTAATCGAGGTTAAGGCGTCCGATCTTGACGTTGCCAATGGGTTCGATTGCGTTCGCGCCGGGACCGGTGACACGGTATCCTCTGTCGTTAGCGTGCTATACCTCATGTGGAATACGCGCTACGCGAAGGCGACTCCGCCGTCTGCCATTCTTGATTAAGGAGGCGTGCCGTGCGTAGCATCAAGCTAAAAGTCAATTTCTTCGTCGAGGGTAAAAAACTCGAAGCGGGAACGGTACACGAGTTTGAAGACAGGTTCTGTCAGGCTCTCGTGAATCGTAACGATGCTGAGTATGTCCCCGTGAAGGAATCGAAAACCGATACCCATAAGGAAACGGAAACGGACGCTGGCGCAACGGTGACGGTCAAGTCGCTGGGTCGTAAGCGTACCGTAACGGAGCCGTAGTATGGGATTGGTAGTCCAAACAGCCCCGACGGAAGAGCCGGTAACGGTTGCGGAGTGCAAGACGCATAGCCGGATCAGTACCGCTACAGACGATACACTGATCGGCTACTACATCACCACTGCGCGAAAGTATGCCGAGGATTGTCTTAATCGGACGCTGGTTTCCACTACCTACGATTTGACGATGGATGGGTTTACCGATCGTCACTGGTACGACCGGTGGGCTATCTATCTTCCAAGGCCTCCGCTTGCGAGCATCACGTCGATTACCTATTTGGATTCGGCGGGAGATTCGCAAACATGGTCAAGTGCATTGTATCGGGTTGACACGTCTTCGCTCCCAGGTCGGGTAACACCGGCTTGGGGCGAGACGTACCCGTCAACCCGTGGCGTTATTGGTGACGTGGTAGTTCGCTACGTCGCCGGTTATGGAGCGGCTTCTACCGTTCCTCAACAATTGAAAACAGCCATTAAGCAGCTTGTCGGGTCTATGTATGACTTGCTGCGAGAAGCGCACGGGATGGGAGCGTCGGTCGAGGCGCTTCCTTTCGCGGGAGAAATGCTTATGGCGACCGAACGGGTTATGACTTTCTGATGCCGATTGCCGGGCCACTGCGTGAATATGTAGCCATACAGACGAACACGCCGACACGCGACCCGTACGGCGATGAGGCTGACGTATGGGCCACAGCGGAAACGGTCAACGCTTCCGTTCGACCGGTTCGCGGCAATGAATCGTGGGCGGCAGCGGCGGTACAAGCGGGCGTCGATTTCGTGTTTCGGATGCGGTACACGGCGAACGCCACGCCGACGGCTCGGCTGTCATACGACAGTAGGAACTTTGAGATTGTATCCGTTCGCAATGCGGACCCGGTCTATATGGGTGCCGAGCGTGATACGTTCATCGAAGTGATGGGCAAAGAGATTGTGACGACGTGATAGACATTGAGCGGGCTATTTATATGCGGTTGTCGACCGACTCGGAAGTGGTCGAGCAGGTATCGACGCGGATATACCCCGAACAGGTGCCGCAGGGGACCGCGTTACCGTTTATCACTTTCCAGGAAATAGTATCAACGCCGGTCCGGTCGTTCTCTGGATATTCGGGAGTCACCCGAACGACGTTGCAGGTTGATTGCTGGGCGCAGAACTATGCGGACCGATCGGCGGTCAAGCGTTCCGTTCGTCACGCTTTGAATAACCGAAATAGCTGGGTCGGCGGCGGTGCGATTGTTCAATCCGTGCAGCTTGATTCCATGAGGAATAGCAGCGAGCCGCCTTTCGACGGCGGGGAACGAATGACGCGACGAGCGTCTTTGGATTTCATCATCTATTGGCAGGAAGAGCCACTAACGGAGTAACGCTATGGCAGTATTACAAACCGTGGGTATGTCCACTGTAGGGTGCAAGTTGTATGTAGGTAATGCAACCAAGGCAAGCGCGACGGCGATTGCTGAGGTGTTCAACATCTCTGGTCCGTCGCTGTCTCAGACGGCGGTTGATACGACGCATCACAATTCCACGAGTCGGTTCAGAACGTACGTGCCGGGGTTCAGCGATGCGGGCGAGGTGACGGCGGATATTCGCTACATACCGACTGCCGCAACGCACGACAATACTGTGCTAACCGGACTGTTTGGTCTGATTGGCGCAACCGACGTAAGCAACTGGCATGTCGAATGGAATGACCACGGGACTGCGTCTACCAGTTCCGTTCATTTTGCGGGCATCCTAACCAGCTTTACGCCTTCCGCCGATTTGGATTCGTCGCTTGACGCAAGCCTGACAATCAAGGCGAGCGGCGTACCAACGCTGACGCAAGGCGCTAATGCTTGAAATAGCTCTGACTAACGGAGTTCGTATGCTGACAAAGAACGACATCCTCAAAATAAACGACTTGCCGACCAGGAAGATATCGGTTCCCGAATGGGGCGGGCACGTCAACGTCCGTGGCCTGAACGGAACCGAACGCGATGACTATGAACAACGGGTACTTGACCGCAACAAAGGCGACAAGGTCGCATTGAAAGCGTGGCGAGCAAGAATCGTAGCGTCAACGATCGTTGACGACAAAGGCGAAAACATCTTCACGGATTCCGATATTGCCGCCTTGGCAAAGAAGTCGGCGGCGGCGTTGGATCGCATAGTCGACGTGGTGCTTGAGCTTAGCGGGTTCGCTGCGAAAGCTGATGAGGACGCCGAGGGAAACTGACGAGCCGTCCTACGCGGCAATTCTATTTTCGCTTGGCGCGTGACCTCGGTATGACGGTTAAGGAATTGCTACGGCGCGTTGATAGCGCCGAGCTTACGGAGTGGATGGCGTGGTACAGATTAAACCCATGCGGCGACGAGGTGGTCTGTGCGCAGATAGCACTTGCCATTGCTGTATTTGTCAACGCGAACCTAAAGAAGGGATCCAGCCCAGCCAAGCTGTCAGACTTCTACATCGTGGATCGGATAAAGCCACGGAAGAAGATGACACCGAGTCAGGTTGGCGCGTGGGCGATGGGCTTCGTTCAATCGGTAGGCGGAGTGGTTAAACGTGGCGAGTAGCATCCCCGAAGGCATTGCTATTACGTTGACGATCGATGGCATGGTCGAGGTACAAAAACTTATTGATGATCTGTCTGAAAAAGCGGCTAATCGGGTTATGCGTAACGTTTTGCGTGCCGGTTCTACCGTAGTTCTTAAAGAGGTGAGAAAAATCACGCCGGTTAAAACCGGCCGCCTTAAAAAAGGCTGGATACGAAAGTTTTCAAAATCGTATAGCAAGAACCTGTACGCGGTCGTCAAAAACGTTGCGAAACACGCTGGGCTTTATGAGTTTGGAACTCTTGAGCGTGAAACGGAAAGCGGCGCGAGCCGTGGGATATCCCCACCGCATCCATTTTTAAGGTGGGCGGTAGAAGCACACCGCGACCAAATCGAACTCGGTATGGTCAAGAAAGCCGAACAGGGAATTATCGCGGAGTGGAAGAAACTGGACAAGTAGGGCGGTTGGATAATGGCTGAGGTTGCAGTAATTCTTAAAGCTAGGACGGCGCAGTTTACTCGCGGTATGTTTAGCGCGAAGCGTGTCTTGCGTGACTTCGAGAACGCCGCGACCAAAGTCGGTCAGCAAATCGGAAAAATTGGGAATAAGCTATCCATTGTTGGTGGCGTTGGCTTTGCAGGGCTTTCCTTTGCACTCAAAAAAACAGCAAGCGAAATGGATGCGCTGTCCAAGCAGTCCAGACAACTTAACGTCGGAACTAAGGACTTCACGCGACTGCAAGCCGCTGCCGAGTTGAGCGGAACATCAATCGAAGCCGTCGGTAAGGGAATCAAAAAACTACAGAGGAGTATATCCGAGGCTGGTCAACTTAAGACGGCGGAGCGGCTGTTCAAGGCATTGGATATTGACGTTGGCGACATTCGCGGCAAGTCGTCCTTTGGCCAGTTGATTGCGGTCGGGGACGCACTCGGCAAGGTTTCCAATCAAGCAGACAAGCTAAGGATCGCGTCGGAATTATTCGGGCGCTCCGCTCAGGATATGTTGACGCTATTGGAAAACGGCGGCGACGGCTTGCGTGAGATGGGACGTATAGCCGATAAGGCTGGGTTCTCATTCAACCAGGTTGCCGGACGTTCCATCGAAGCCGCGAACGATGCTATTACAAGACTTGGGTTTGTTCTTAGGGGGCAATTCCGACAGGCTGTTATACAGTTAGCGCCAATCGTAAGCAATCTGGCGGATGCTCTGTTCAACGCGGCAACCGACGGCGACATTCTAGGAAAAGTCTTAGCTAAGTCGACGGGTATTATTTCGACCACTGCCTTTGCCTTTCGGCTGGCTATCGACGATTTGGCTATTTCCTTCTTGAAGTTTCTCACCCTTTTGGACAACCTGCAAATCGGCATCCTGCAACTTGTGAAGTCCGTGCCTGACAGATTCAAGCGCAATCGACTGATGCCACACAATGAGGAAGGCGTTAAAGAAGGCGACTTTACACCCATAGATAATGTCGATACCGGCATAGCCGGGAAAATTGCCACGCTTGTCGATGGGATAAACAAGCGCGAAGCATTGATACTTAAAACAATTGAAGAAAACAAGGTGTCCGGCGAAGGTGAGCGGCTATTCCGATTGCTGGAAAAGCTAGCAGTCGGCGCTCCCGTTCGCGGCATTCGCGCAACGTCCAACGCCGATACAAACGCATTCGATACCGAAACAAGACCAAGTATCTCAAAGTTCCTTTCGTTCGATAAGTTCAGACCGGAGCCGGGCGGGTCGATAGGATTCCGTCAACTGAATGCCAGCGACTTGTCACTTGCGACAAGCGGCGCGGCAATCGGAATGCAGAAGCTGGACTTCGAGCGGGAGCAAGCAAAGGCATTGAATGATTTGGTCACCCTGTTCAAAACCGGTAAGGCAAGAATCGCGGCGGTGTCACTTGGTGGCATTAGTGTTCCATTGTTGGTGACTGACTAAATGCCAACACTAATTGAACTATCAGCAAAGACGCGACTAGGCGGGACCGTCGGTATCTTCGGCGCGCAGGGTCTCGTTACGACGTGGTACGTTGCTACCGATGCCGTTGACGATAGTCCGGTGTCGGTATTGAGCACACCTGGAAACGGCGGCGTCGTCATCGGGCAAGCCTACCCGTGGTACGACTTCGGCGTGGTCGCCATTGGGTACGTTGAGCGTGAGCGTGTCGGTCCCAAGGAATGGGAAGTCGACGTTCTCTACGGGCCACCGATTGAATTCCCAACTAATGATTGGGTTATAACGACAAGCGGTTCCGTCGAAGTCCGCGAGGAATTGACGGCGGGCGTGCTGGATGAAAACGGCAACCCGGTAATCGATCCGGTCACGGGAACACCAAAGCGTAATCCAATCGGTCCGCGTTTGTTTATTACCGAGGACGCATACAAATTATGCAAGGAAGCCAACAAGCCGGACATCGAAACCGGCATGAAGTGGGTCGCCAGGTTCCAGGGGGACTGTCGAGCTTCAGATAAGCTCTTTATGATTCGTGGCGACAGTCAGCGGCGCGTCAAGGGCATATCGGTAACGCGGGCGGTTGGCGAAATTAATTACTCATGCGTCGTCACACAACTTAACAAGGGCGTTCGACAATCGGCACAGACCTATCTCAACACGGTAAACGATAAGAACTTCGATGGGTACGAACCGTGGACGATGAAGTGCATCGAAATAATCATGTCCCGCCGACAGGGAATTGTTGAAGGCCAGCCGGTAACAAACGTGGTCCATGATATCAGCGTTCGCTTTCAACTCGACTACGGAAAGCATATGCCAATTACGATGTACGACACATACATTGACGACAACGGGACAGAGGTATTCGTCGAGAAAGAGGAAGGCGGCGCTCGGTCGTTCACGGAATATTTCCCATATGGCGAAAGCAATTTCGTCAACCTGCTCAACCTGTTCCTGCCGCCGAGGAACATACCGGGAGGCAGGTAATGCCAGACTCATACACGATCAGCCGCCGTGAGTTTCAGGATATGGTCAAACGGGTTGACGCCCTTTGGAATATGAAAATCCAACATGGCACGGGACTCGGCATATCCAAGACGCGGGCTGGCGTATTGATTACCAAGGCGGCGGTATCGGTAGGGCACCCGAAACGCAAGGCGGGCGGCGAGCTTATTTCGGTTGCCATTGTCGAGACAATCAACGATGAGCATACGTCAATGCAGGTGCGT